AATAGGCCTTGACGGCGAAAAGGAATTCAAGAAAGCTCTCACGGAAATAAATCAGTCGTTCAAGGTTCTCGGCTCGGAAATGAAATTAGTCGATTCCGAGTTCGACAAGAATGACAAATCCATCGAGGCGCTGACTGCAAGGAACAAGGTTCTGAACAGTGAAATCGACACGCAAAAGCAAAAAATCGAAACGCTGAAATCCGCTTTGGATAATGCCGCAGAGTCCTTCGGCGAAAACGACAAGCGCACGCAGAACTGGCAAATTCAGCTGAACAATGCGCAGGCGGAATTAAACGGCATGGAGCGTGAGCTTGACAGCAGCAGCAAAGCTCTCGAAGAAGCCGAAAACGGCTTTGACGAGGCAGGAGATGAAGCCGGAAATTTCGCCGATGAAATCGACAATGCCGCCGAGCAGAGTGAGAATGCAGAGGGCAAATTCAGCAAGCTTGGAGAGGTTGCGGCGGCTATAGGAAAAACAATGGCTGCTGCGGTTGCGGCAATCGGAACTGCGGCTGTTGCGGCGGGGAAAAAGCTGTGGGATATGTCGAACGAGGTTGCGTCCTCCGGTGACACAATCGACAAAATTATCGCCCGGAAACGCTTCGCTTATTCCTTAAAATCGGCATCAGCGCCGAAAGCTATCAGGAATGGGGCTACGTTTTCGAACGCTGCGGAACAGACGTAAATAACCTGCAGTCGGGCATGAAAACGCTGTCGGGAGTAATCACGGACGCAGCAAACGGCTCGGATTCCGCAGCCGAGAAGCTGTCCGCAGTAGGCTTGTCAATCGAGGACTTGAACGGCAAATCGCAGGACGAACAGCTGTCAATTGTAATCTCCGCTCTGCAAAGCATGGAGGCAGGCGCAGAGCGAACTTCTGCGGCAACTGATTTGCTCGGAAAATCCGCAACGGATATGGCGGCGGTTCTGAACACAAGCGCAGAGGAAACCGAACGTTTGAAGCAGGAAGCCGAGGACTACGGCATGGTTATGAGCAACGATGCGGTCGCTGCGTCAGCCGCATTTGAGGACAGCCTGACGAAACTGACGAACACCGCAGGCGGCTTGAAAAACCGCATGGTCGGCGAGCTGCTGCCCGGAATTACGCAGATTATGGACGGATTTTCGGATTTGATTGTAGGAAACGAGAATGCGTCCGAGGAACTGAAAAACGGTGTCACAAGCGTTATCGGCGCAATCAAAGAGCTTATTCCGCAGGCAGGAGCTGCCCCCAGGGCGGCAAAGCTGGTTTCATCTATTGCGGGAGCGGTTTTGGAAAGCGCCCCCGGAATAATCAAGGCTCTTGCGGACGGACTTCTTTCGGCAATTTCGGAGCTTACACCGACTGTTTCAAAATTAGTCACCGAGCTTATTTCTGCGCTGGTGGAGCTTCTGCCGCAGATAGTGTCGGCAGGCGCTGAAATTCTGCTGTCGCTGATAAAAGGAATTGCAGACACAGTCCCGCAGTTAATCCCGCAAATTGTGTTTGTAATTACGCAGATTGTTCAGACTTTAATCGATAACTTGCCGATGATTTTAGACGCAGCTTTGCAGCTCGTAACAGGCTTAGCTGAGGGAATTCTCGATGCGCTCCCCGTGCTGATTGAAGCTCTTCCGCAAATCATAAACGGGATTGTGGATTTCTTAATCGGAGCAATTCCGCAAATTATTGAAGCAGGAATACAACTGCTTACATCGCTTGTGACAGCGCTTCCCGAAATAATATCCGCAATTGTGGAGGTAATTCCCGAAATTATTGACGGAATAATCAAGGCGGTAATTTCCGCAATTTCTCAGATAATTCAAGCAGGAATTAAACTTTTAATTTCGCTTGTGGAAAATCAGCGTTTTCCACGAAGTGGATAATGCGCCGACATAATAATTACCGCAATTGTGGCGGCAATTCCGCAGATTATTTCGGGAATAATTGACGCAGTGATTGGCTCTGTTCCGCAGCTTGTGGCGGCGGGAGTGCAGTTGTTTATAGCGCTGATAGAAAATCTCCCAACGATTATTACCGAAATTATAAAAGCAATTCCGCAAATCATAAGCGGCATTGTTGACGCATTCGGCGGTTATTTCGGGAAGATGTCCGAGGTCGGCGGAAATCTGCTGAAAGGCTTGTGGCAGGGCATTTCGGACGCAGGAGCGTGGCTGTGGGATAAAATCAGCGGATTTTTCGGAGGAATTGTGGACGGAATAAAAGATTTCTTCGGAATTCATTCTCCGTCAAAATTATTTGCGAATTTGGGCGGATTCATGGCGGAAGGGCTCGGCGAGGGCTTTGGAGATGAAATGAAATCCATATCGCAGGATATGCAGAACGCAATTCCTACCGAGTTCGACACAAATTTGCAGACAAGCATTAATTCAATCGGAGTGCCTACTGCAAGCGGATTTTCGGGCGATTCGATTGATGTCACCATTCCGCTTTCGATTGACGGAAACACACTCACAAAGATTGTTTCACGAATTCAGTGGAATCAAAATGCGGTTACCGTCAGAAATATGGGAGTGGTGTCATGACAAAGATAATTGTTACAGAAAACAATAATGTAATCGCCGAATTTTCAAGAGTAATATCCGCTTCCCTTTCGGATAGTCTGAGCGGAGAATGCGAATTTGAATTTACGTGTCACCCGGAGACGCTTCGCTTACTCCAAGCTCAATGGCAATGCGGATTTGCACGGGGTTTGAAGTTCGGCTTTCGGGCGAGGGACTGAATTACCTTTTCAACATTGTCAAGGTTTCAAAGTCAATTTCAAGCGGAATTGCGATTTGCACGTTGAGCTGCGAACATAAATCCTACGAGCTGAACAACGACCAATACAAGCTCACGGAATTCGACTTTGAGGGTTCGCCCGAAGATTGCCTTTCAATGCTGCTGGAGGGGACTTCTCTCACTGCGGGAAAATGCGAACCCACAATTCCCATAACGCTTAAAATTAACAGCGAATGCACTCGCAGAGCCGCTTTAATGCAGCTTATCGCTTTGTGCGGCGGAGAAATCGAATATTCGGGAAGCGAAATAAATATTTGCAGCCATCGAGGTTCGCAGCAATACAATTCCATCATGGACGGGAAAATTGTGTCCGACCTTACAATGGAAACGGACAGCCGTTCGGGAACGGCAAATTACGGCTTGACGCTGTATAAGAATGCGGATTTTTCGGTCGGCGCAGTTGCCCTCTGTTGGCGGCGTCCTTGCCGCCTTTTGGGGCAACCGCTCAGACGTCCATGTCTGCGACAACGTGCGGATTGTGTTTCGGCCGTTTGATTTGGATATTGCCACACGAATAATTTCAATGAGTTACAATCCGTATAACCGCCGAGAAATCTCGATTGAAGTCGGCGACTATATCCCGAGTATTTCGGACAGTTTGTACAGAATTGAACAGCTCACAAACGAAATTCAGAGCAATGTAAGCGACTCCACTGCGGAAATTAAAACAGCTGTGAACAGCGCAGAAATTTCGCTCTCCGAAAAGGTTCAGCGGCTGTTCAAAATAACTTTCAATGCGCTCCAATCGACCTACGCTTCATTTTGTTCAACGGTAAAATTCGTACTGACGAACACAGGAAACGTTACATTTATTCTCAAAAAAGATGAGAACGAAATTATGCGTTATGAGGAGAATTTCAGCGAGGGTTCGCACACGAAAACATACACCTATCCGTTCACGTCCGAAAGCGGTCAGAACACGCTTTCGCTCTGTGCAGTCACCTCTGACGGAGCGGTGGGAACTTTCCCGAAAATGCAGTCGTGGGGCTATGTCATGGGCGCATATCTTGCAGGCGACAATCCGGTGGGCTGGAAACGCTTCGCTTATTCCACGGCTATATTGAAGTCCGTGACAGCGAACTCTGCTTTGAAATGCGCAGGAACGAGCGTAAAATACTCATTGTACCTGCGGACAAAATGTTGTGTGAAATTCTGAAATCGCGCAAATTTGTATTTACGGAAAAAATTCCGCTGTTTGTAAAACGGGACAGCTCGGGAAAATCTCTCGAGGCTTCTGTTCATGAGGTATTCCCGAACGCATGGAGTCCTGTTCTGAAAACTCCGCCGCCGATTACGGTTGTGAATGTTTCCAACAGAAAGCTGTACATAGAACTGCGAAACCCTGTTACGGCCGATGAAATAAATACGGCTGCATTCACGATGGTTGTTACAACGTCATCTGAAACGGTGCGTTTACAGCCGATTGCGGCGGATTTCGGTGTTGGAAATTTCGGCAGCAAATTGTGGCTGACATTCGGAAATTCCATAATGAAAGACAGCGTCCAAAGTATTACGATAATTTATGACGGCGATGTCGGAAATCTGGTCGATGTGCTGAACAACGTACCGTGCGGCAGCTTCCAGACATCGTTTATTTATGCGCCGTTTGAAGAGGAGGAACAAGATGATTAAAGGTAAAGCGTTAATTCGAATTTCGGACGAAAAAACGGGCAAAATCGTCCGTGAAATTCGGGAGGAAAACATGGTCACAAATGCCGTGGACACAATTCTAAATCCGCCCGATTACATTGCGGTCGGCATGGATTACGACTCGGACAGGAGTTTTAATTTACTGCGTGATTTTGCAGGAAATCTTGCGGACACTGCGTTTCGAGGAGTTATTGTCTGCCGTGACAAAATTCCCGAAAACGGCGATAATATGCTGCTCCCGTGGACGAACGAGGAGGTTGGCCACGCAGGGATTTCCAACACGAACACCGACACTTCAATCGGGACCTACAACGAAAATGAAAGCGGCAGAATTGAAAACGGAAAAGGCTATCGTCATGTGTGGGATTTCGCTTCGGACAAGGCTAACGGCGAAATCGGCTGCATTTGTCTGACAACAAAAGACGGCGGTACGAACGGCTATCACAACTCGTATTGGGAATTGTCCTCGGGCGGCACTGACCTGAACAGCAATTCCACGGGAAGCTTCAAGCAGACTTTTCACACGATTGTGGGGCATTATCTTGCCGATTCCACGTTTAACGGCAGCCAATACAAGTGGTTTTACATGGACAGGCTTTCAAACGGAAACGTTCGCATTCTGGGGAAAAACCTGTCTAACGGCGGAATTTACGAGGTTGTGATGTTCAACCCGATGTCAATCAGCGTGAGCAATGAAAAGCCTTTCTGCGGAATTGTCAGCGTGAAAAAGGTAATAGAAATATTTCCTGCGGCAAGCAAAGTAACCGGCTCGATGTACGACAACAGTTATCACTTCGGGAATTATTTTTATGATTGCGACACCACAAGCAGCAATAATTTGCCCGATGAAGAAAAGGAGAAAATCCGTCAGGACTGGGAGGATAATCCGCAGTGGCTCGCCTATTTTCCGTATGTAATCGGCGATAAAATTCACGTTGTCGCAACGAGCAGATATCGCATTTGGCATTATATCTACAAGCTGTCCGATTACTCCCGGATTTCCAAAACCGTGACCGAAACAGACGTTGCTTTGCAGAATTATTCGGTCGGATTTAATTACGTTCAAATCAGCAGCTCATCGCCGAGATACAGGTGGTTTTACGGCTGTACCGCAAACAACGACAACAGCAGCGTATTGAGCGCATTTGAGTGGGACGACAACTATTTTGCAATCACAAAAAATCCGGTCATTGACGGTAAAACAGCCGATTCCACAAACAATTACGGGCAGTTCGGAATTT